GGTCGGACCTGTTTTATTACCAGCTTTAGTTTTATCTCGCCAACTTTTAATAGTTGCAGGTTTTAATGCATATCTATAAGCGAGGTCTTTAGTTGTTAAATACTGTTTTTCCATTAGCTATTTATTTTTTCAGTTAAATTTACATATTTAGCTTCTAGTAAATCGGTTAATTTACTATATTCTTCTTTAGTTATTTTTCCTTCATTTAATCGATCGTTAAAAGTATCTGTATAAGAATCAAGTTTTTTAAGCTGTTTACAATCTTCAATAGCTTTTTTAGCTAAAACAAAAGTTGTAGATTTTTGACTTACAGGTGGTTTTAACTCTTCTTTTTTAGCTTTTTCTTTCTTGGGCTTTTCTTCTTCAATTTCCATATTATTATCCATATCAGTTTCAAGACCTAAGATTAATTTAATACTGTATCTTCTCTGATAGGTAACAGCACCACCCCAAACATGAGCTTCATTTTTCTTTTGTAAATCACGAGGTGGAAGAAATAAAGGTAATTCACTTACTTCTTCATGGCCACCAAAATGCACTAATTTAGTTTTTATTAAGGTTTGACTTGTTGGCGTGTAACCAAAAAGTTGAGATAAATGAAAACCATTTTTATGTAAAACAGGTTGTATTAAAGAAAGCATTTGTTCTAAAGGTAAATAATCATAGCCAAATTTACCGTTATCAACATGCTTAGATTTTACTAAAGAAGGAAATTCACTTTGTGCTTTTTGTAAAGCAAAAATAAAACGAATTTTTGGAGACTGTGTCTCTATTTCTGGATTAGTTAAAGTCATTTTTTAAATGCCCAATAAGGTATGCTAATTGTTTTAATTCCTTCATTTGGCTTGTTATAGCCAGGCCAAATTCCGGATTTTACATAAGACTTTATTCTTTTTAACGATTCTTTTTGTACTTGTAAGCCTTCTTGTATTGTTTCCTCGTCAAGTTCATAAACACCAATAT